CCCAAATGGCCTTAGTGTTCAGTAAATTTTGAGGATCATGGATTAGAGTACTGAAGAAGTCTCATGCCATGTTAAACGTACCTACTCAGAAGTACGAACATAACAGAGATAGCCAAGCAACTAAGTCGCCTGGATCCGCTTGTACCACTAATACACATAGATCGTTTCAGTGATTTACTGATAAGATCAGTAATCAAACACATGAAACACTTCATAACCATGAAAACATGGTTATAGTAGAAGTGACAAGTGAGTGATACCATGGTATCTTAATCCCTAAGAACCCAATTATCTTTCCAATCCCAAACAGTCCCGAGATCGTAACAAGTCCTAATATACCTATTAGGACTTGAGAACCCAATAGTAAGAAGAGTACCTTCATAATGTAATTCTGTTTAAAGAATACTGAAGATATTCTTCCACCAAAGGATCTCAAACCTGACTTATGTAAGGTATGAGCTATCCCGGAAGAATGTTTTGAGGTTTTACTCAATAATTGTTTACTATTACGTAAAAAGAGTGTAAGGAATCTTATCATCTTTTTCTATGTAATGGGTTTTGGTTTACAGCCCGATCTGGTAGGCCAGTGACCTTTGACAATGTCATCTCTCATCTATGCCAAGCACGTAACGCAGATGCTTCTTCCAAGAAAATAGAAGAAACAGAAGGTTTATACTTGGGTTTAGAAAAACGAGAGATTTGGTTCTTTGCTAGGATGTCCTCAGATTCAAACCAGATATGCAACAAAGGTCGCATTGTCTGGAATATATCCTCGGGAGTTGAGAACGGAAGTTCCCATAGTCATCCTGAGTAGAATTCCCTTAGTCAGAGTATCTTCGGTGACTTTAAAAGAGAAGAGATTTGATCTCTTACTAATGTAACTTCATCATGAGCCTTTTTATAGGAATCAAGATAAAGGGATCTGTGGATCCGGGCTTCTTCAGTTGCCCAAGGTCCAACAGATGCTACATATGTCGATGCTGACATTTGAAGGAAAGTTCACTTCAAGTCAGATGACCTTTTAAAATTATTTTGAAGATGCTTAATCACAGTGTCAAAGAAGACTTTATAGACCTTAGATTTTGGAACAAAATGAGACATTTTGAATTCAAAATAAGGCCTATCAAGAATAAAAGAACGAAATAATAAATACATTTCGTTCGATGATTGGGGTAAGGTTAAACCTAATCGTAGTTTATGGGCAATAGAGTTGTTTTTTGTAATATCAACTTTATAACCATACCCTAAGAACCGAATTGCCTCATTAGGAGTTAATGAATATTTATTCATAAAACTTCGTAATGAAGAGAAATTCCGGTGGGCCGTTGATTGCTCAATGAAAGGTATTGGAGAAACATCAGTTCCTTCAATAACCGTTCTTTTTGCAAATTCAACACCTTTTCCCTCCTCAGAGATAATGGACTTAGCAAGTCCGACCTCAACACCAAGGGTCTTCAAGACTTTTAAATATCTTGAAGCTACCTGTCGATTCCAAATGAGGATATCATCTCCTAAAACAGCGTAAGCTGTAAAGAGAGTACCTCTAGGAACGACACCAGAGAACCAAGCGCAGTATTGAACAATGTAATGATGAGTTAAAGCTAACATAGCTCAACTTGATAACGCCCCCATCGGTTGCCCAACCGTATATCGAACAAAGACGGGATGTGGTTTCTTGTAGATAAGAGACCGGTTCCCAAGTTCAGATAAAGACGGAGTTTTATATTTCCGGGCAACCATCAATTTCACTCAGTGAGTA